TAAACTTTAACTTAATTTATTTATAACAATTAATTAAACCAATGTTGTGTAGATAACTATACAAGAGATTGTATTTAACAAATATTTCCAGCCGCACAGTTCATTCTGTAGCGGCTTTTTTATTTTAAACGACCGAGAGGCCACAACATGAAAACTGAGATAGTAGAACCAACAGAAGAACAGGTAATCGAGTTAGCTAAGAATCAGGAAATGAAATCGTTAATGGACGGTACTTCATCGCCCTTAGTTAATGATCCAGTTCCAAAAGAACCTGAGCCAGAGGTTAAAGAAGATGAGGAACCTGCGGCACAGGATGATGATGCTAACAAAGAACCTGAGAAAGTTGAACCTACTCTCGAGGAGAAGCTACAAGCCGCATTAGAAAGAGTTCAAAAATTGGAGCGCGCATTGGATAAAACCAATGGCACGTATGGCAATGAATTGAATCATCTGAGGCGCAAGGTAGCTGAAGTAGAAAGCCAAAGACGTGAAGCTGTTAAAAGTATTACTCCGGCGCAATTGAAGCGCATAAGTGAGCAATACCCTGAACTGGCTGAAGCGTTGGCAAATGATTTGACTGATGCATTTGGCGCAACTATCGAGGTTAAGCAACAAGAGCAGCAACCGCAAGCACCGCAAGATGATCCGCGTTTGAATACCATTCAAGAATCTACCGAGAAATTGGCAGAGCAGGTAAAACAAATAGCGTTGACTGAATTGAGCAGAGTGCATGAGGACTGGCGTACTGTAGCTCGATGGTGGGTTGAAGATGTTCCGGGTGTTGGCAAAGTTATTCAATGGGCTAATCCAAAATTTGCTGAGTGGGTTAATCATCAAGATGATGGTGTAAGAGAAGCTGTGTTTAACGGGGAAGATGTCTCCGCTATCGCACAAGTCATTACAAAGTTCAAGAACGAAACAAAGCCAGCGCAACAACAAGAAACTACGACACAGAACAAATCAGGTGTCAACAAGAAATTAGAAAAAGCAGTGCTTCCTACTGGGCGCAGAACAGGCTCTCATGAATTACTTTCTGATGAAGAAATTATTCAGCAAGCCATGCGTGAGGAACAGAAGCGCATTATGAACGGATATTAAGGATAATTTAACATGACTATTCAAACGTTAGACTTATCGGCACAGCGTATTGGTGTTGCGCTTGGCCGTATTTTGGGACATGCACAGCCAAAGATTGTTTTGGGTACTGTTGGCATGATGGATTCACGCAAGAAAAATACCGGTGCGACTGTCAAGTATCGGCGTTGGTTGCCTAAAGGCGCTACAACTTCCAGCCCTAACATTTTCTTCCCTGACGCAACAACGGCTGATCGTTCGGCAACGTATGCACAGGCACAGCAAACATCAGAGGGGGTTACGCCTAATGCAGAGACATTGACTCCGCAAGACTTCTCAGTGAGTCAATTGCAATTCAGTGTACTGTATGGCTTCACCGATCAAACCGCCGATCTGTACGAAGACCCGATTCCGAAGGTAATGGAAGAAATGGTGGGAGAGCGTACTGGTCTGATCTGCGAAATGCAATTGTTTGGTGTTCTGAAAGGTTGCACCAATAAATTCTATGGTGGAACTGGTACAAGCCGTGCTACCGTTAACGGTACAATATCATTGAACTTGTTGCGGCGCGTTGCTCGTAGCTTGATGGCAAACCATGCTGAACCAGTTCGCCGCATGTTTATGCCGATTCCTGCTAATGGCAATTACAATACTGCGCCGATTGGTGGCTATTGCTTCCCGGTATTTATTCATACCGATCTGGCTGCCGATATTCGCGATCTGCCAAACTTTACGCCAGTTGAGCGCTATCCAGAAGCAAGCAAGGCAGTAGAAAATGAGTTCGGTCGTTGCGAAGAGTTCCGCTTTATCGCATCGCCTGATTTGATTTCTATTCAAAATGCTGGCGCTGATACGACTGGGGTTGTTCCTCCATTGAAGGCTCTGTCAGGGAGCGCTCTTGCTGATGTGTATCAAGTTGTTGTTGGTTCACAAGATGCGTGGGGGCATTTGGGATTGCAAGGTTTCGATAAAGACAATATCACATTGTTACCTACCGGCCAGAAAGACAAAGCCGATCCGCATGGTCAGCGTGGCTATGTTGGTTCAATCTTCTATTACAACGCTGTTCGCCTGAATGAAGGCCAAATGGCAGTGATTGAAGTAGCAGCTAATGCGCTGACTAGCTAAGGGGTGATGCCATGACAATGGAAAAACTCACTCAGCGCATCAATCAGATCGGTGATTTGATGGTGCGGCGCAATCTTCAGCTTGTCCTTGAAGGTATCTATAAATGCATGGGTAACTTTGCGATTCAAGGCGCTGGATTAACAATCGGCACAACCAAGCCAAAGCTTACAAGCGGGACAGCATGGTATGGCACGGTTGGCGGCATTTTGGTTAAGAAGGCGGCAACCACAGACTTGATTACATTAACAACTGCTAGTAATTGCACGAATGCCAAGTTTAATGTAACGGTGTTTACCATCAATAGTTCTGGAACTATTACCAACCGCGCCGGTACTGAAGGATCATCGTTGGCAACGATTAGCTGGCCAACATTGCCATTAACTGAGGCTGTATTCGGTATCCTGATAGTTAATCCTACCGGCACTGGCAACTTTGTTGGTGGAACCACTAACCTTGATGATGCAACTGTTCAGCCAAATGCAGTTTATCTTAATCCAGTAGGCGCTGGCAGTTACAGCGCAATCGCAAATTTATAAGGAGTAATTGAGAATGTCTCAATCAATTGATTATAGAGGTATAACTGCGGCATTTTCCAAGTGCGGATTGGCTGTGGGAACGACTAGCACCATCACTGCTGCAACAGCTACGACTTACGCTATTCAGGGCAAGACGTATACTAAAACGCTCGGCAGCAATCAGACTCATCCAACCACTGATGCAACCACTGGTGCAGCATTTGTTGCTGTGCAGCCTGGATATGGTTGTGCTTTGGTATATGGATTTAATGCCAATGGTGATCTTGTTGCTGTTCAAGGTCAGCCTCAAGCATTAACCGGGTCAACTGATGGCAGCAATGCTGCATGCAAGTTTATCACAGCGCCAAACTTCGGACCGATTCCTGATGATTTCTGTCCTGTTGGGTATGTCATCCTGAAAGTTGGCAGTGCTGCAAGCGCGTTCACGCCAGGCACTTCAAGCTGGAATGCTTCAAATGTTGGTACAAATACCGGCATTAGCGTGACAACCCTGCCACCACGACCACAAGTAGCTTAATCTCCATGTGAGATTGTAGAAACGGAAGCGTTCGCAATGGGCGCTTCCAGCAATATTTTAATAACCAATAGGAGGATATATGGCCGGAAGACGACCAGCAGGTAAACGACCAATGATTACAACTAATGATGTTGCCGAACCTGTTAATACTAATATTGATCTGCATTCCAGCATTCCAGAAACAAAGGTTTATGACACTCTTGCTGAGAGTAACTTTGCAATGGTGACTGACGAATCATTGAAAGATGCCAATATAAAAAAGTATGCGCAAGATTTAAAGTTTATGGAAGAGATGGTTACTTTCGTTGTCCAGCCTGGAAACGAGCAAGACGCGCCGGTATTAACGCTAGGAGTTAACGGTGAGAATGTGTATGTAACACGCGGACAGCCAATTAGAGCCGCTAGAAAATTCCTAAATACATTGTTCACGTTCACTCATGACATGGCTACGGAACAATATGTTGACGCTAATGGATTGATTCAAACCAGAGTTAAACGATTCCAGAAACCAGCGTACCCTGTCAGCGTAATTGAAGATACGCAAGAAGGACGGAATTGGTTTGCTGCTAATCAACGTGCTTACTACGTCTAATGAACTTACTGCAACTTGCACAGCGCCTTCGCTTAGAGGTTGGCGCTTCTGGTACTGATTCAACAGTCACAAGCGCTACTGGCGAATGGCAAAGACTTGTAACGTGGTGTAATGCTGCGTGGGAAGAGATTCAGCGCAGACATACAACATGGAATTGGATGCGCCAGTCAGTATCGTTCTCCACTATTGCAAGTCAAGGTGAGTACGCTTACGTATCAGCACCATTATCTATAACATCTTTTGCAAGTTGGGATGTTACGCGGTTTCGCGTCTATAAAACATCTATCGGTAATGAAAACTTTATGACGTTCATGCCATATGATCGTTTTATTGATACTTATCGCATAGGCACGACACGTACAGCGGAAGGTTATCCTAATGTGATTACCGTGTCGCCAACTAACTCATTGTTGGTTTCGCTGATACCTGATGACACATCGTACACGATAAGTGGAACTTATTATAAAGGTGTTCAGACGCTATCCAGCGATACTGATACACCAGAAATGCCGGAACGTTTTCACATGGCCATTGTGTATCTTGCAATGCAATACTATGCAATGTGGGAAAGTGCGCCTGAAGTTATGGTGCGCGGAAAGTCAATGTTCGGAAGAATGATTGTTCAGCTTGAGAATGATCAGCTTCAATTGGTTACTACAAACAGGGATTCATTCTAATGGCAGATAATGGATTTAGTCAGATCAAGACGGACATAATACCGCTCTTCGGTGGACTCGATCTTGTTACTACTCCGGTATTAGTTCCGCCTGGAAGGTTAATATCAAGCAACAACTTTGAACCTGACATAAATGGCGGGTATCGGCGCATCCCTGGATTCGAGCGTTATGACGGGCGCACTTCTCCGCACGATGGCAATTACTACATTGCAGAAGTTACCATAAGTGGAATCATTGCGATAGGAGACATAATAACTGGCGTTACTAGCGCAGCTACCGCGAAAGTTTTGCTGGTTATTGATTCAACACATTTGCTCGTAAATAAAGTAACTGGTACTTTTGTTTCTGAGCCGTTCACAATATCGGCAACAATACGCGGCACAATATCCTCAATCAATATTAACTCTGCATCAACAAATGCGCTTCATGCTTATTACAAGAATATAACAGCCGATGATTACCGTGCAGATATAAGCACCGTTCCAGGCTCAGGAAGATTACGAGGAGTAAAATATTATCAAGGCAGTGTTTATGCCTGGCGAGACAATGCTGGCGGCACAGCTTGCGTTATGTATAAAGCATCAACGTCAGGTTGGACAGCAATCACGTTTGGCAAAGAGATTCAGTTTACTGGCGCGGTAGGACAGATATTTGAAAACGATGTTGTAACGCAATTAGTAACTGGAGCAACTGGAACTGTTAAACGAGCATTATTAAGAACAGGAACATGGACAGTATCCGGTGCAGGTACATTAGTGTTTGACACTGTAACTGGAACTTTTGATGCTACTCATGATATTCAAGTTGGCGGCGTAACAAAGGTCACTGCATCATCGTTATGCACTGATATAACTCTTCTTCCTGGCGGGAAGTTTGATTTCAGTATTGTTAATTTCTCTGGTAGTTCAAGCACTGAAAGATTGTATTGTGCTGATGGCGTTAATTATGTTGGTGAATTTGACGGTACTAGATGGGTTCCGATACGCACTGGCTCAACGCCAGATACTCCGACATTTGTTAAAGGGCACAAGAATCAATTAATCGTAGCAACAAATACTGATTTGTTCGTTTCTTCTATTGGTAATCCGTATTCATGGACTGCAATCACTGGTGCTGGTGATATAGCTGTCGGCGAAGTCATAACAGGAATACTGCCGCAGGTTGGTGACTTTACCGCTGGAGCATTGGTTGTAACAACAAAAAATCGTGTGCTAGTTTTGTATGGCAATGATACAACAGATTTCAATCTCGTGACGTACGCGCCTAATAATGGCGGCAGAGCATACACATTACAGAACATTGGATTTGCTCACTTCCTTGATGCGCGCGGAGTTACTCAAATGGCAACATCGCGCAACTATGGCGGGTTCCAAACAAACGTATTGACCAATGTTGTTCAGCCGTATGTTGACTCAAAACTTGGATTAGAAATCGCAAGCTGCGTCAATCGGTCATCAAATCAATATCGCGTATTCTTCAGTGATGGCACTGGTCTGATATGTCAGATTGTTCCTGACCCGCAGGGAACTACAGCCGTTGGAGCATCCATGCCGTTTGATTATGGTGATGTGGTTTTCAATACAGTTGATTCAGTAGTGGACGCGTCAGGTGTTGAGCGCGTATTCGGAGCCTCAACCAATGGTTATGTGTATGAGTTGAATGTCGGCACAAGCTTTGATGGCGGAGTAATACCATCGCACATCATGCTGACATTCAACAATTCAAAATCCCCGCGATTGCGCAAGCGTTACCGCAGATCAATATTGCAATTCAGGTCAGGAAGCACGGCAACGATACGTGTTGGCTACGATTTATCATACGGTGATGGTGATGCGTCATACGGGCGTTCTGTTGAGCGTACTGTTTATGGTGCTGGTGCATTCTTCGATGCGTTCTCTAATTGGGAAAATTTCTCATGGGATGCGTCATACGCACAGCAATTAACTGTTAATACCGTTGGAACTGGTGAAAACATTTCATTGGTTATTACTAATGAATCTGATGAAGATGAAGCCTTCACGGTTCACACATGCTTCTTACATTACACACAAGGCAGATTGAATAGATGACAGATTACACTCCTTCAGGTGATCCGCTAACAGGAAGTCGCGCGGTATCGGTTGTTATACGTGATGAATTAGCTGCTATTGCAACTGCTATTGCATCCAAGCAGAATATTAATGCATTAACCACGGTTAGTATTACACCTACCGCAATACCTGGAAGCGTTCCAAATAATGTTTCTATGGTGTGGGAAACAGGAAAATCATTCCTTCCCGGTTATTATGTTGCCATAGTTGATACTGCATTGCCATCAACAAATAATATGACAGGCATGATATTGTCGTATAACTCCACAAGCGGCGCAGCAACAATTCAGGTAACCGCCAAGAACGGTAGCGGAACTATATCAGCATGGACTATTGTCACAACATCGCAATCTGGCGTAACGCTTGGAAGCAACACATTTACTGGATTTCAAAACTTTGCCAGAGCAACCGTGGCATCGTCGGCAACTACATCTGATATATGGAATGCTCTTGGCAATCAGATTGATTTCACTGGCACAGCAACGGTAACAGGATTCCCGGCAGCGCCTCAGGCTGGTGCGTGGCGCGAGTTAATATGCGCTGACGCATGTTCATTCACTGCTGGCGCAAACATGCTTATATCCGGCACAGATAGCGGATCAACTATGACATGCGCCGCTAATGATATTGTGTTTGTGACTGCAATTACTACAACACAATTCAGGTTGCATAGATTTCGGTACGACGGACTCACTCCGAAGAATGTTGCAAGTCATTTGAGCACTATGTTGTATCAAGCCAATGGAAGAGGATCATCATCAACTAATGTACGCTTGTTTACAACAACAGGTGAAAACACACTTGGATCGACCGTAACGCATAGCGCCACTGCTGGATCGTCTATAGCTGTTCCATTTAATGGATTATATTTTTGTCAAGCTAGAGAATATTACACTGGGGCAGCTCCTACGTCATCATATTTCGGTATAGGTAGAAATATAACATCAGGAATATCTACCGTTGGAAATCTTGCGGCGCTTGCAGTTGGCAGGATTACGGCTGCAAATTCATTACATTGCATATCGGCATATCGTTACTTAGCTTCGGGCGATATTATCAGATTGCTTAACGTTAATGGCGCAAACAATTTTGACGGTACTGACGATGTTCAGCTTACAGTTACATTAATTAATTATGCCTAGATTACTTGTTAACTCTCCAAGCGGAGAGCAAATAATAATTGAGATTGATCCTACTGGCGATTATTACGATGTAACAAAGATTATATGGGATGAATCAAAAGACGGACCAATGCCTAACGTTACTCTTGGCAAGATGGCCAGATCGGGGGACTCTTTGATAACTCTGCCTGATTATATCACTGAGCATGCCGCAGCCATTTACGCAAAACAGGTTCCGGATAGCGTACCTATGCCTGCTGCAAAACAAGCATTAATTGAAGCTGGACTTATGACCGATGTTGAAACGTTCGTATCGACGCTTACACCATCGCAAAAAGTGTGGTACACGGATTCTGTGTTTATAAACAAAGATGATGAATTAGTTGAACAATTCAGAATATCAAAAGACATGAGTGCCAAACAGATCAGCGATCTATTCATAGCTGCTGATATAATTAACAAGCAAAGATTATCAAAGGGTTGAGCATGGCATTACTAAATTCATCGCAACCATCTTCAGTTTATGTTGATCCACGTGCTGCTGTATTATACGGCCCAAGCAATAATAACATAACTCCAGCGCAAATCAAGGATTATATTACTTCTCCAGGTCGATCTGACAAGGATGTTCTAGGCGCTGCATTAGCAAATAATGTCAGTGTTGCTCAGATTGCTCAGGCAATGAGTGATAATCCAAATTATTCACAAGACAAGATAACAAGTTATCTTAATTCTCAAGGCATTACCAATGCCACGAATCCAACTACTCCACCGCTTCCAGAATATCAGCCAATCCAATACACACCAATAAGTAATGTTAATGCCGTGCAAGACCCAACAAAAGGAACGGTGGCCGGTCAATTAACGAATATTCTTGATCCAAATTCTCCACTGATGCAACGGGCATCAACTATTGGCAACTCTATGTCAAATAAACGAGGGTTGCTTAATAGCTCTATAGGTATAACCGCTGCAATGGCTCCTATGATTGATGCCGGGTTGCAAGTTGCCACGCCAGATGCGGCAAGCAACAATCAATTTAATATGTTTAATGTACAGAATCAGAATGATATTAACAAGTTTAATGCTGCAAACGCATTGAGTGCTGGTGTGGCTAATGCTGGCAATGTCAAAGATTACGCCAACATGCAAACGCAGATGAATATTGCCAACCTTGATTCCGGCACAAAACTTAAGATTGCAAACATTGATGCGCTATCAAAAGATTCAAATCTTGCCGCAAGTCTCAATCAATCACTGATGAATGCTATTGTTGAAATTAACAAGCAGGACAAGCCGGTCGATGTGCGCCAAGCAGAAATTGAGCAACTTGTTAATTTAACAACGCAATCAATAGGATTGCTGCAATCATTTGACTCAAAAGTTCCGGCGCTGAAATTCGATGACATCATGAAAACTGAAAAATCATCAATAGCCGGTGCCGGTGGATCGATCGGATCGTCATCAACTGGCGGTGGCACAGGTGGAGCAATAAGCGGTGGTGGAACAAACAAAGGCGCTACTCCTATACCTGGATCGGATGGAAAGGTCGGATCATACGGTTCAATGGTGCCAAATAGCAACGGATACGGTTATCAGTTGTACACCAGAAACGCATTAAGATTAATAGCTCTTGATACCAATGATTATAAATTAAGTGTTCCTGAACTATCTAATGTTAAAGGATACATTAAAGGATTGGGGGTCAATGTTGATTTAAATGACGTTGCTCCGCAAGCATTAATGGATGAAATAAACAGAATGCAAGGCAACCAAACAGGCGAGCCTAATCCATTGTTCTTCGCTCCTGTATATGCTCCGAAAGCAATGGACCCATCGTTTTATATATATAAAGCAGCGGTTCCTAAATATCAGAAATGAACTTTGAAATAACCAGAGATCAAGAATTTATAAAGTATTGCTTAACACATCCTTATGTGTGGAAAACAAGAGGCGATGATTTATTAAATGCAGACCCT